GCCGGAACCTGCACGTAACGACTATCAAGCGTAGCGTCAGCACGCTCAACCATTTTGTAATGCCGCAAGTCACGATTAATGCCAGCCTCAGTCAAACTGATAAAATCAGGAATGACCGCCGTAAGATCATCGCGGTTAAGCCAGTTGGCTATGCTAGATTTTAGCTCTGCGTAAGTTGTGATTGCCATTATCTGTAATCCTTAGTTGGCACGCGACCGCATATACCTGTTAAAAGCCTTTTGCATCCATTCTGGGTTCTCAAGTTCCCGCGTAAATCCGCCGTCATCAGAAAGAAATTTTACAAACTCCTGATACTCAGCATTATTTTGAAGTGAGTTTGTTTGAGGCGAAAACATAGGCATGTTATCTTGCATTTGCGGAAGAACGCCTTGCTGCGCAGGCGCGGGCATTCCTTGAACTGGCATTTGCATAGACGAAGGCGGCGTGTAATACGACGTGTCTGGAGTGTCTTGTATTGCAGGACCAGCGCCACCAAACGGGCTAAGTGGGTTTGACCTCTGAATGCGCTCCATGTCAGACAGTTGGTTATTTGCCAGTAAACCGGGAGACTGTATAGGAGCGCCGCCGGGAGTAGCGCCCGCAGCGCCAGACTTTGCAGCCTCCTCTTGCGCTTGACCACCAGCAGCGTTCAGCCCACCGCCGTCAAACAAATCAACGTACCACGGCACATACTCTCGGGTCTGCTCGTTAAAGTAACCCGGCAAGCTATCCTTGTTCGTAATGCCAATCATCTCATCGCCAATTGCGCCAGCTTGTGCAGCGCCGCGTGTACCAAGTAAAGACTGCAAGCCGCCAAGGCCAAGCTCTTTGCTGCGTTTTGATGAAATGTCGCCTAAGAAGTCAAAAATGCCCATAACTTATTTTCCGTATTTTTTCTTCATACAAGTGCCTGCACGCTTACATCCAGCGGGGGTGGGGCAGCCTTTACATGGTGTCATAATGTCAATCCTCATTTTTCTGCACATTAGCACAGTTTATCTGATAATGCCACGCAGGCTGCATATCACACATCCTCAATACCCTCTAGCACCTTTTCCATGCGCGCGCTCAGCTTCCAATGCCCCGCACGCCACCTTGCAGCATACTGCGCATCTTCAAGAGTTAAACCCTTGTTAATGTAAGTTTTAATCCATTGATTCATACGAACATTCTTCATCTTGGGTGATAGCTTGTGGAAAGGTATCGGCTTCATGCAATGCCCTTTAGATTACGTTTAATTGATTGCTTCCACGTTGACATAGCGCCGGACAATGCAGTTGCAGCATCGCTGGCCATCGTTAAACACAACGCGTCGGCAAGGTCGGGTGACTTCAACCCGCGCTTGCGCATCTCGTCTTTACTCTCAGCTTTCATCTTCCCGCCAGGCGTAAAGCCGTAGCGTATTGACGTTAGCTCTGCCAGCAATTGATCGTCATTCGGTATCTTGCATGACCTATCTTCAAGCCAACCCTTTGTTTTAAACCAAAGTTCTGCCCGTAGGTTCATGTATGTGTTGCCCATAGCCGGAGCTTCGCCAACATTAATACCACGCACAGGCGCGCCAAGCTCGCGCAGCCTATCAACAACACCGCCGCCGACGCCAATACTGTCAACAAGTATTTCCTTTGGCCGCATAGAAGGCGCTAAGCCTTCGTATTCGGCCATCACACGCCCAACAGTCTGCATCAAATCCAAGCCCTGCCATGACGTGATCTCAGTCACAACATTGCCATACCTCTTACACAACGCAGTTTTGTCCGCGCCAAACCTAGCCACGTCCAAGCCCCATATAGGCTTCTCATCAGGCGTAATCTCAATGTCACGGCGTATAGCGCTCTCGGCAATATGGAACGGAATAATCGTGTCATCATCCGCCATTGGGAACTCGCCAAGCACACGAATGCGAAAAGCGTTACTCTCCTCGCCATATCGCATACGCATCTCGTCAACGAACTCGTCAGACACAAGCGGGCTATCTACGCATGACCAGCGACGTGTCCACCAGCTTTGCGCCATGCGCGTCTGACTTTCGTAAAACGTGCCAGATGAACGTGTCGGGTTGCTCAGCAATATCGTAGTTGCGGAATGTCCAGACATAGAGCCAGCAGCAGCCTCAAACACCTTCTCAGGCACACCAGAAGCCTCGTCCACAACCAACAGCACATTTTCCGAGTGTACCCCAGCTAGCGCTTCTGGCGTCTCAGCGCGGCTAGTTCTGGCCGAAATAAACGCCTCGCTCGGGGCGGCCATTAGCTCAACCCTGTCTGACTTAACCGTAAGCAGCACTTTAAGCTGATCCGGCAGCTCGTTAATCCAACGCTTTAACTCGGCAAACAAAGCATCAAATAACTGGCCGCTGGTTGGCGCAGTCACAACAACCTTATTCGGAAAACGCAGCAGAACAAACCAAAGCATAGCCCAGCTGGCCGTCGTAGACTTGCCCGTGCCGTGTCCAGACCTAACGCTCATCTTGCGCTCACCATTCGCCAACGCGTTGAGAAACTCAGCCTGATAGTCATACGGGGTTGCGCCTAACACCTCTTGCACAAACAAAGCCGGGTCATCACGGTAACGCAGCACAAACTCTTCTAACGGGTTATCATTGCTCATCTGTGACATCCTTGTAATCAACGTCAATTGCGCTGGCCTCGCGCTGGCGGTCCTCAGCATCAATTTGTGCAATGTCAGCATTAACCTTGCGCAGCGCGTCTAGGTGCATGTCGCTTACAGATATGGTCACGTTTGTCTGTGGCCTGCTGCCGTAACGCTCCTGATTGTACGAGCCAGCCATAAACTTGCGCCAGTTTACCTTCTCGCGCGTGGCGGCAATCTCTTGCGTAGTGCTTCCGCCGTCAAGCGCGTCAACCATCTCCAAGCCCTGCTCAACCAACGCGTCAGCAGCCTCCTGTCGCGCCTTGTTAATCACGGCAGAATATTCGGGTACAGAGTTTAACGACCTGCTGACGTAACCCCTGCTGCACTCATAGTGCGACGCAAGCTGCGCCATTGTGCCACCAGAGGAAAAATATTCAAACAGATACTCTGCGCCGCCTTGCTTGGTGACATCGGACAGTATCCGCTTCTGTAACGCCTTGCCTGCCATTTGATAAACTCCCATTTTTTATAATTTTACGCTGTGTGGCATGTGCTTGGCAAGGGGGGTACGGGGGTGGCTCCCGTGTGTGTGAATTGTATAATAATAACACTACCCGGCAAATCGTTGACCGGGGGGGGGCATTTTACATTCACGATCCTGAATATAAGCGAACACTTGCTTAACATGTTAAGCATTGTGGTACATAGATACCCCAAGCCTTGCGGTACATAGATACCCCAGGGATTGACATATGCACAACAATGAATGTATGCGGGCGCGCCTCTGCGCTGCGGTGTGTCGATGTTTGTTTGGTAAGTTAAATCAGTTTGTGACGTAACGTCACTATTGCGCAATGCAATGCTCTCGCATATACATTATATATAGACACAACACAAACATGGAGAAAGACAATGCAAGACTATGACCTCACACAATACTGCAATGACATTGCCGAAGATATTGCACGCGACGCTAGCGACATTGAGCAGGCTACAGATTGGGCGCATGAAAGCGCCGACGGCTCCGAATATGTTATCTACTATGCAAAAGCCCATGCCGTTTGCCAAAACTGCAACATTGACCAAGGCGAAGAATTCTTTTCCGAGTGCTACAGCGGCGAGCATGGCAAGTCATATGACGAGATTGCCTGCATCATGGCATATGGCGAGATCAACGCGCGCATATGCGCTCGCTTGTGGGAGATATTTGAAGAGCGCGAAGAGGAGGCGGCATGATGGACAAAGAGGATTGGACAATCGCCGCAATGTTCATTGTGGTTTTAACCGTCACGCTTATCGCGATTTACTTTAACCCATAACACAAACAAAGCCCGGCCATCGCGCCGGGCTTTTTTAATGCACGGTCTCACCCTCTAGGCTTATCATATCTTGCATTTCAAGTATCACTTCAGCAAGCCCCTGCATTACCCGCTCAACAGGTACGCCCGCAGATAGTTGCTCCTCAACGTGGTCGATCAGCTCACCCGTCACAATCTCTTGCTGGTCCGTATCTTCGCAATTGAGCATCATTCTAAAATCAATCTGGAATGACATTAGCCCGGCTCCTGTAAAAAGACGCCCGGCACGTTTTGGGGCCGTGCCGAGCTAGTTTGCGAGTGATTGGGAGGAAAGTACCCGCAAGACCTTTCTAGCCCTCAAACCGGGCTTAGATCAAGCCCTAGACCTATTCTGGCCTGTCATCCTCACCCGTGCCGCGCTCCTCATACGCAATGAGGAACATAAGGCAGCACGCGGCGTGCCATAGGTGCGAAACTTCTGTTTCATTATCCAGCTCATCAAACGCAAAATTGCGCGTTGCAGTCTTTCCACCCCACCAGGCCCAGAGGTGACGCATCAACGCGCCAAACACGCGACCCCATCGCATCCCCTTTTCCCAATTGCGCGCCGCGTATTTATCTGCGCCAAAGCCCAGCACCCTCGCCGTGCCGAATACAAACTCAGGCGCAATCAATTCGATTGGCTCTTTGCCTTGGTCATTTTTTCTTGCGTCGTTCATTCCCACCGTTCTCCATTTCAAACTTGCGCCGCAATATTGCATCACGTTCACTTGCATCCCATCGCGGCAATGCTGGATTGAATTTGCGACGATTGGCGAAGCCTTCCAGCTCCTCCAAACTCCGGCAAGCATTCAACCTGGACTCAAACCCCTGCAACGGCTCGGCCACTTTATGATAGCCTACAGGACGTACAATCGCCCGGCCTTCTCTTATCTCCTGTTCTATCCATGCCCTACCATCAAAGGCCATATATTAAACTCCTGTATCTCGGGTGTATGAATGTATTATTAATTACGCCTAAAGGCGTATTAATACATTCATACAAAATACGCCCATTGTATGAATTACCGTATTAATTTGTATTAATTGTATGAAACACACCATCAAACCCCTTATTTATATGGCCCCGCAATTAATACAGATTTAATACACCCGCCCAAAACCGCTCAAATCATATTTTCCGCCGCGTATAGACAAAGTAAGGCCGCTTCTGCCCTTCCATCATCCCGCACCCTGCCAAAATCGCCACTATTTGACGGGAATCGCTGCATTGCCAAGCCGCGAGAGACACCCTTATCCCGGCTCAGGCCAAAGTAGCCTTTCCATTTTGCTGGCGTCACAAACTGCACGGGCAGCTTGTTTGCAGCGCATCCCATTTGCAGCATCCCAAAGCCCTCACCGAAGCGGAACATGCTTGATACACCTTGCCCGCGCATTGCGGCCACTTGCTCAATGACGGCAAGGCAACGCTCGCCGTTTTCGTTTTGTAGCACGTCCAGCAATGCCGGGCAGTTTATGACCGTTTTACCTTTTGTGTTTTTCATTACCGGCATATCGTGAATTTCGAGCCTGCCCGTGTCGGTCCAGTATAAAGCCACGGCCCCGGTGAAGCCCGGATCACATCCGTAGATGAGCATCAATCGGCCCTCGGTTGCTCGACATGCTGAACGATTGTTGCGGCCTTCTCTAGCGCTGCACTACGGCAGAACGCGCTAAACGATAGCCCGGACCTGCGCGCGGCCTCCGAGATTACCCGGTCATATTCTTCTGCAAAGTTAATCAAGCGTTTTTTGTCTGACATTTTATCCACCCTTTCCATTTGATTTGTTTATATATGTTTATAATATAGGGAGCCAGTGAAAAATATACTTGCGCATGTGTTTTTTATATGCGAATACTGTAGGCACAACACAAACAAAGGAATTGAACAAATGACAAACGATACCAAACCATCCGCAAGAGACATTAAATTTTGGGAAGGCATCAAGCAAGGTATGCTTGACCGCGCAGATATTGTTGCGGATTTTGACGACGATGAGCAAGAGGCCTTGAAGGTGCTGCGCTGGGCTGGGCTATCTATACATGAGGAATTTTCCAATCTCACTGGGGATGTTGCACATGATGATTTAGTTGATTTTTGCCGCTATTCAGACGTTTTGTGCGAAGAATACAGCTGGAACACCTCTGAGAGTGATGAGAAGCGCGAGATTGGCGTGAGGTTGTGTGAGCTTACCATAGCTTTGCGCGAAGATGCTGGCGATGGGCCTCGCTTACCTCATAGGCAAGCAAAGTATTTTGGCAGCATATACCCTTTAATCAATGGCCTTCTGCATACCAAGCCCAGCAAATGCCAAATGGAACGCTTTGCCGAGCATGGCATCACATGGGAGGGCGAAGTTGATGAGCATTAAAGTGGGATTGCCCGGCGTGACGTTTAACGCTTTGTGCAAAATAACAGAAATCGACCGCGAGTTTGTTGGCTCGCCGGATTATATGGGTGTTGCGCAGTTTTGGGACTGGCAACACCCGCAGAAAACGCTCCTCAGCCGTGCATCTGTTTCTGCCCGGCGCAAGATACACGCTGCACTTATAAAGGATGGGCTTGACTTGAATGGCGATACAGGCATTCACCGCTCAATCATTTCCACTGTGCTTGACGAGGAGGGGCAGGGGTTATGAGTAAAGTTGAAAAGCAAATTGCCGAATGCACCCACGACTTTTTAATTGCGCTGCCTGAAAGCATGAAGAACGGTCATTTAGGCGCTGTTATATGCACGATATTCGAGGCTTTCGATCTTGACCACGACAACCGCGCTCATATTTGCGAGGGTGTTTTAAATGTCATGCTTGAGGCTGAGCTGCGCGGCGATGAGAGAGCAGCCCAAGCCGCTGAGGACGTGATTGCGCGAGCTGCCGCGAAGGCTCGCAAGTGATTTGGTCTGAGCATCTGCCGACGTTTTTGGTACAAATGTTCGGCCCCGTTGTTCGGTTGCGGGAAGCTCAGACCAATAGTGCGCCGGAGCCTGTCGTGGGTTGGGTTCCGGCGCACCCGGATCAAGAACCGCCATTTTAGATAGGACACGCCATGCTCGTACACCTAACGCAAAAAGAGGTTGCACAATGCAATCAGGCCGCAGCAATGCGCTGGCAATTGGCCCGAGCTTCTGGCGTTGTTAATCAGCGCAGGGACAAGGGTAGGTCTGACGCCGATCTTGATTTGCTGGGCGTAAAGGCAGAGCTTGCCGTGTCTAAGGTGTTTGATCTCGACCACATCCACGCCGTTGGCGTAGATGATGGCCGAGACGTATGGCTTGATGATATTTCTGTTGACGTGAAGGCCACGTTCTACCCTACTGGGCGGCTGTTGTTTAAGAAGCGCGAGGCATTCAAGGCTGATTGCTCTATTCTGGTTTGCCAGCAAGCGCCTGATCGAATGCACGTTGTGGGATACATACCCAAGACACACTTTATGGATCAGGCTTACGAGATTGACCTTGGCCACGGCAAAGGCTGGGCAATGGATCAGGAAAACCTTTTGCCGTTGGAGAAACTGTGGGGCATTGCCCGCAATATAAAACTAAAGGAAAGCAAATGAACAAAATTATTATAACAAATGCGCACGCTCACGGCTTTGCATTTGCCTGCGATACTGAAACACAAGGGCAAGTCTTCATCCCGGTCCACATTGCCGAGGGCTTTGACCTTGCTCCGGGCGATGAGATAGACGCTGTGCTTGTGCCTAACTATCAGGACAAGTCGGACAAAGGCACGCCGTGGCAGGCTGTGAAGTTGCAGCACCCACATGAGGTTGTGCAAATTACAAGCAAAGAGCATTTGATAAAGCATTTTGAAAGCGTATCAAATCAAAACAAATACTTATCTAGGCTAGATGATGAAGGGTTGGAGGAAGTAGTTTTGTCATTTCTCAACTCAAGAGGCTATCACACGACCTCAGAAATATCTGACTATTTCGAACTTGACGGCAAAACTATTTTTGATTGCTGCGTGCGTTTATTTGAATCAAACAAGATAGTTCGTGCTGACGTTACGCATAATGTTGAGAAAGTAACTTTAACGCTTTGGGCCATTGACGATAATTGCTTTATTGAGGTGGTGTGATGGACAGACACGGACAAAGCCCGGACATGTCCAGTCTGTCCGTTAAGGGGGTAACAACTTCGGGAAGTCATTACCCCCTTAACAAAAGCGCAACTGAAAACTTTTTTTAATCTCAGTTGCACTTTGTGCTTGAGTATATATAATATATATGCGAACAATGAGTAAATGGAGGAAAACATGACAATCATTAAATCAGAAGACATGACAAATGAAGAGTATCACGCGCACCACGCGTTTGGCTCAACGTCAATCAAAACCGCAGCAAACAAAAGCATTGCGCATCTGTTTGGCGCAGAGCGCAAGGATAGCCCGGCCTTTGCCTTGGGCAGCGCAGTACATGCCATGTTGCTTGAGCCGGAGAAAGACTTGATTGTGCGCGGGCCTGAGACACGGCGCGGCAAGGCGTGGTCTGATTTGAAAGAGGAGTGCGATGCAGCTGGCAAGGTATTGCTGACCGAGGCTGATTTCTCTCTGGCGAATGACATGGCCGACGCCTGTATGCAAAACCGCATGGCAAATCATTTGCTGACAAACCCTGACATGCTCGCAGAGGCTTCTTTCTTTGCCACTGACCCAGACATTGACATTGACCTAAAGACGCGCCCAGATGGTCTTTTGCGCAAGGCGGGCATAGTGCTAGACGTTAAAACCACCCAGGATGCGTCACCCAGAGGCTTTGAGCGCTCTGTGCGTCAGTTTGGGTACGACTTGCAGGCTGCGTTTTATATGCACGTTTTGAAGCTGAACGGCATTCGCGTTGAGAATTTTATCTTTATCTGCATAGAGAAAGACGCGCCGCATGTAACTGCGTGCCACGAGCTGTCTGAGATGTACCTGCGCCACGCTCACAACCGCATGATTTCAGCGCTGGTTGACATAAAGCAGGCGGTAGAAACAGAGGAATACGGCACAAAGTGGCCAGACTTAAACACTATTCACTTGCCCGCATGGATGGACAGTGAAGAGGCGTTTTAACTTATCCCAGTGCAGGGGTGCTGCACAACATTGAGAGGAGTTGCAAAATGCAACACATGATTACAGAAGTCACCGCGCGTTACCCGCGTCTAAATTCCACCTACAAGTTCGATACATATGAGAACAAGTCGGTGAAATGCGATGCGTTTGATGACGGTGCAGCATATGAGATGAGCTTTGTAATGTCCGACGAGAAGGCAAAAGAGCTGCATCGCATCTGCATGGAGGCATATTCTAACGCTGCGGCGCTGGATACAAAACGCAAATGGCCAGAGAAGCCATCTATGCTTCCGTACAAGCGCAACGATGACGGTGAAGTTATCGGCAAGTGTAAGCTGAAAGGTGCTTACGGTGGTGACAAGACGCAGCCACCAAAGCAAGTTGATGCTCAACGCAACAAGCTGCCGGACGATTTCATGCTGACCAGCGGAAGCAAGGTCAACGTCGCAGTCGTTGTTGTGCCGTACAATACAGGTAGCTTAAACGGCGTGTCACTGCGCTTGCGAGCCGTGCAGGTCTTGGACCTTGCTGAGATGCAAGGCTCTGATGATCCGTTTGATACTGTGTCTGGCGGGTTTACGTCCAGCATCACGGCGACACCAGCGGCAGCTGTGGATGATCCATTTGCAATGCCAGTCGCCCCGCCATCGCCAGCAGCAAATGCTGTCATGGATGACGAAATACCATTTTAAATAAAAGTATAGCCCGGCACAAAAGTGTCGGGCTATACAATAGATACGCGAACACCCCCCTGCTTGGAGTATGACAAAATGGTAGCCGATCTTAGCCGTGAAAGCAAGTTTCCAGCCGCTCAATGGAGCGAGTTTGGTCACAGCATCATACGCAATCTTGAGCTTAAAAAGACTGCCCAGGGCGAGTATCACGGCCCATGCCCGTCATGTGCTGGCACAGACAGGTTTTGGATTAAAGAGTTTCGCGGCGAGGTTATGGTCAACTGCCGCAAGTGCAATGACTACAAGTCAATCAAGGATAGACTGCGCGACATGTCATTGTGGCCACAGCCCGGACATACGCCAAAGATGGAGGTGGCAAGAGTTGATATTGATTGGCCAGAGCGTGACGCTATGAGCGACCACCCGTACCTCGAAAAGAAAAAGATTAAACTGCACAACGCCAAGGTTGATGGCGATACGCTGACTATCCCAATCATTGACGTGAAGGGCAGGCGCGTTGGCGCTCAGTTTATTGACGCCGACGGCAAGAAAAGGTTTTCCTACCAGCTGCCTGTGATTGGCAACTTTAGCGTCATAGGTGGACCCATTCGAGAGTTTGCATATGTTGCAGAGGGCTGGGCAACAGCCGCGACTGTGCATGAGGCTACAGGCAAGCCATGCGTGTTCGCTTTAAATGCAGGCAACATTTTAGCCGTGATTGACAACCTGCAACAAGCCAAGCCAGAGGCAGAGCTTGTTATTGCAGGCGATAATGACGATGCTGGGCGCAAGGAATGCGAGCGTGCATTTTCTGAGCTTGGCGTCGAGTACATCTTGCCAGAGATTGATGGATGGGATTACTCCGACGTGTGGGTGAACCAAGGCCCAGCAGCGGCTAAGAAAGCATTGACCGTGCAGAGCGTCATGGATCAAATCTTCATGCCGGAAGACGCTATACCGCAACTCAGCCGAAACTATCTTGTGAAGGGCTGGCTTGGCGATGGCCAGATGTCTGTGATCTACGGCCCGTCAAACGTGGGCAAGTCATTCTTTGCTCTTGATCTTGCGTGGCACATTGCTTGCGGCGAGACATGGAACGGCCACAAGGTTATTGGTGGCTCCGTGCTGTACCTTGCAACAGAGGGTGGCATGGCATTTCACAACCGCGTGGTTGCGCTGAAAAAGAAATACCCCGAGCATAAGAACGTGAAGCTGGCTGTGCGTCCAGCTCCGGTCAACTTGCTTGATGGCGAAGTTGATATGGCTGTGCTTGAGAAGCTGTGTCGTGAGGTGTCAAAGAAGCATGGTCAGGTTAAGTGCATATTCGTGGACACGTTGAGCCGATCAATGGCTGGCGGCAACGAAAACTCGCCAGAGGACATGACAAAGTTCATCGGCAACTGCGATAAGCTGCGCGAGATAACAAGCGCTCACTTGGACGTGGTTCACCACTCTGGCAAGGATAAAGCCGCAGGTGCGCGTGGTCACTCAAGCCTGCGTGCTGCAACCGACACAGAGATTGAGCTTGACCATGATGAGAACACGGGCCTGCGCGTTGCTAGAGCCACAAAGCAACGTGACATGGAAACAGGAGCGACGTTCCAATTCAAGCTGAACGTGGTTGACCTTGGGCTTGATGAAGACGGAGATAGCGTGACCACATGCACAGTCTTGCAGGCTACGGAAAGCGAGATAGAAGAGGCTAACAAGCCGCGCATTAAAGGCAAGAACCAAGTTCTAATTCGCAAGGTGTTTACGCAGCTGCGCGGTGAGGGCGTCGGGCAACCAAACCCCGGAGGGGTTGGGTGGCCAGAGCCGAGAACGTATTGGGTTATCTCTGAGGAAACTTTGAAAGATCATTTCATAGGCAAGGTATCCTCAGCTGCCAATCCACGCTCCACATACAAGCAAGCTGTTGATGCGCTTGTTGGAGCTGGCCACATGGTACTAAACGACGGCCATGTCTGGTTCACTGACAATGAAGGCAAATGCAAAAACGTATAAGGAGGAAGGCTATGGAAGACTGGATTAAATGCCCCGAGTGTGATGGAGAGGGTGAGGTTGAGCATGATGTGTGGGTGCGTCAAAGCTCAACTTGGCATGGAGACTTTGGAAGTCATATGGAGGAGTGTGACGTTTGTAACGGCATAGGCCAGATTGACCCCTTGGAGCAAGACGAATGAAATACGACCCAGAAGCCCTCACCCGTCACGTCCTTGCCTGCGCCGAGCAAGGCATGTCGCAAATTGAAGCCGCTGAATTATTGCGCGTATCACCGTCAACAATACATCGCATATGCTCAGCGGCAAACATAAAACTAGAAAGGAAAAAACGTGAATACGGACCAAACTCAGATCATTATAAAGAGGCTGGAGCGCAACAACAACATAATGCTGACGGAGCAGAAAACTCAGATGAGGCCAAACTTGAAGCAGCGTCTGGAAGAGCAGCAAGCGCTAATCGACGTGCTAAAGCGCGAGATGCAAAAGACGCCGCAGAGCGACTGAAGGCAAAGCTGGAGGGCGTCACAGATAAGCATGAGCGCTTTGAAATCACATATGGCCACTGTCTATGGGAATTTGAAACGCTCATGTATCGCCAGCGTAAACGCGAAGCTCTGCCGTCTGGTCCGCGCAGGCCAACAACAATGTCCCCATCTATGCACCGCGCAGCCGATGCGAGCAAGCAACACAGCATTGAGCAAGGCAGGCGTCTGTTTTCTTTGATACCGTATGACCAACGTGTGACCGCCGCAGAGGCCGCAGAGTTATTAGGTGATAGCGTGCCGCGCACGTCAAGCTATCTCAAGAAAATGTGGGAAGCGAACAAAGTTTATCGGGTGCGTGACTTTGTTGAAGTGCCAGGCTACACCAAGCGCCAATGGCGTTGGGTTTTCAGTAAGCAACCTATTCAGCCGTTGAACAACTGCTTTGAGGGTGACGAATGATGCAAGATAAGGAAATGGAGCGCATGATAAACGCAGCGGGTCTGATTGGAGCCATCTTTGGCTTCGTCAGCGGCGCTGGCTTGAT